CGGAATGACCGCTGAAGAATACGCTAATAATGATTATGAGCCTCAAGTTGATGCGGTGCAGAATCATGAAAAGCCTAAAAAAATAAATGGAACGGTTTCGTATAGAAATTTTATAGGTTTTTTTGAAGTTTGCGAAACTCCGGAAACGTGTCAATTTTATCTGGATTGTGTGGAATTTTCTGCAACAAAAAATTATATAACTGATTGCGAACTTTTGACGCTGCGCCGAGTTGGCCGCCAAAAATTAAAAAAGTTAAAAGGTGAAAACTCTTATTACAAGAAAGAGCCGGAAGATTTTGCAAAAAAATATTATGAAATCAACGAAGAGAACGCCCAACTTGCTCAAGAATTGAATAGCTTTTCTAAATATAAAACAGGTTCAGCAACAAGAATTTACCATGAAAAATGCGATTTTGCGTACAGTATTCTTGATAAAATTTTAGATGAGCATCCAGAGCAAGCAGAAAGTACCGCTCAAAAAATCGACTATTATTGCAAGAAACTAGCCGAATATTATAATGACTATTACCGTAACGAGGCGTCATGTCCTTCCGTTTTAATTTGTGGCCCCGCAAATTTTCCAAGTAAGAAGAAAGAACGTCAAAATGAACGTCGTACGCTCTTAATTGAGCGATGGAATTTTTTGGAAAATTATCTTTCTAAAATTCAAAACTTTTTTAATGTTAGCCGCCCAATAAAATCTGGCGACCCAGATGCAATTGAGCAATTAGAGAAGAAAATTACAGAGCTTGAATCAGAACATAAATTGCATTTGAGCGCTAACAAATATTATAAAAAACATAAAACCTTACAAGGCTTTGAGGGCTTAACATCTGCGGAGATTTCTCAAATTGAAAGTCTCATCCGTGACCCTAGCAGGTTTGTTCCGTTTTATGTGTCCAACGAAACCGCCAACCTCAGGCGCTATAAAGCAAGACTAGAAAGATTGAAAAAAGAAAAAAATTTAGTGGGTACTTGTGAATCTGTCACAATTCCATATCAAGGAGTGGTTTTTAAAATGGTTGAAAATACCGAAAACATGAGATTTCAGCTCTTTTTTGAAGGTAAACCAAGCGAAGAAATACGTGCCCTTTTAAAATCTCATTCTTTCCGTTGGTCCGGAAAGAATAAATGTTGGCAACGCCAGCTAACTAATAACGCTCGTTTTTCCTATAAACGTTTAAAAGAAGAGTTGAAAAATCTCGATGGCATCAAAACGGCAGCGGTATAAAACGCCGCGGAGGTTACGAGGGCAAACGGAGGATCACGAGTGTATATCAAGGAAAGCGTTATCATTTGGGCTATTATGTGGAGAAAAAAAGATACTATAGTTGCAAGGAAGGAAGTAGAAAAACAGATATATTGAGACTTTTTTGCAATGGTTTAAAACAACTTATCTGGAACAATGGGAAAAGCTTCAAGAGAGAGGATGTCGATATAAAAATCCTGAAGGCAATTCATGAATTGCTTTCCTAAAAAAATTACATATTTACATTTTATATGCTTTTTCAATTAAGGCGAGGTAATTTCATTTTTCTACCCGTAACGGAATGATATTTCTTTTTTTTGAAAAAACAAAATTATAAAAAATCCACCAATATCCCATCAAGGCGTGAATCTAAATTTCGTCAAAATTCACACTTTACTTTCTGCCAATCACATTAATTCCGCTCACGGCGTATTTACTTTTTCTCAGTTTTTGCATCCTTGATTCCTGAGATTCCTTGCTTTTATTTTTACGATCATATTTATCTGTTTTAGTTCCCAAAGTTTTCCCTCACTTTCTGGCCTCTGCTCTTAAAATTAATAATTTCTATGTTATTTCGTATTTCTTTTGGCAGTTTTCCAACCACTATCACTCTGGATGGATTAAGCTGCTTAACCATTTCTGAAAATCCATCACAAAATTCTTTTGTTGATTCTTTGTTTTGCATTCTTCCAATCGTACTACAAGCTATTAGCGATTCTTGCGGCAATCCATCAAAACACCAATCCCAACAATATTCTGGCAAAATATTCACGTTAGGGATTATTTTAACACCGTTGAGCGCCATATAATGCCCCAGAACATGGTTTCTGTATTTGTTCCATAGTTGCATAGCCACTGGCATTCCGTTGTTCCCCACGGCTATGCTGAAATCTGGAGAGATAACACTGTGAAAGCATTTCAAATGCTCTATATACTTGTCTGGGTTATTCCACATTCTCTGAAATTTCATATCATCAATATAAAAATTCACAGTAAGATCACGATGATTTTTGATTTTTCTTCCAAAGCTATTTTCAAAGTCTATTGTATCACTCCCTGGTATATTCACAGAGGAATATAGTGCAGGAAAATCATATTTCCCGCATAATTCTGCCCCAGTCAATAAATATTCTTTCATCACATCGTATGCCGTATGAGATTTTCCCAGCATTATATCCCCCCCTAGCAAAAAAGGGATAACAATTTTCTTGTTATCCCTAAAAGTAATCATTTATTTTTATTATTTTAACATACAAAAGACTTGCTATCAATATGTTTTTTTAATATATAATAATATATGCAACTATTTTTCGATTTATGTTGAGGTATTTTATGGATTTTAAAAAAACTTATTTTGATATTTGGAAAGCAACATGGGAGTTTCATAAGAATTATTGTAATCCTTCTGAAAATTCTGAATATTGGGACAAGGTGGTGGATGAAGCTTATAAAATTAACGCTATATATAAAAATTCTCCAGAAAATAAATTTGTAAATAATCTTATACTGGCCATTTTAAGTGAACTAAAGCGAAAAAGTACAAAAAAATAACAGCTTACTAGCTGTTTTTATGTCACGCACACAAGTTTTCCTCCTTCTTGTGTATTTATAATCTAATATGTGAATGTATGTTCTGATACCCTAATTGATACCCTGAGCTATTTTTCATAAAAATAAAAATCTCAAAAACCGCTATTTTATGCGCTCTAATGAGATTTTTAAGAGCAGGGGATGAGAGAATCGAACTCTTTTTAAAACTCTCAAAATCCGCTTAAATACTGGCTTTTTAAGAAATGTCGTTGATGCCTTTTGATGCCCAGGGTATCAATTATATCTTTATAGCCTTCTGAACCTGTTCTTTTTGATGCGCTGCTGTTTTATTTGAATAATAATAATATTTGCGGCTTGTATCAATCGACTTATGCCCCGCCTGCTTCGTTACAACAGCATCATCACATCCGGCATCTATTAGAGTGGTAATGTAAGTCCTTCTGCCTTTGTGCGTAGATCTCAACGGCATTCCTAGATCAGTCAATGCCCCCTCCAGGCGCTTGTTGAATGTATTGCCTCTTGTGCGCATTCCTCTTTCGCTTTGCAGTAAGTACTCTGTATGAGGGTTTAATTCTACAATCCTGTTAAGCGTTTCTATGCTTTTCTTTGTGAGAATCACATCTCTGAAACCGGCATCCGTCTTTGGGAAATCCTGTACACCAATAACTGTCTTTTTTCTTTCGTCCTTATATCTTGTTTCGGTACGGCGAATTTTCAGAACGTCTCCGTCCCAATCTGAACGTTTTAGTGCTGCTAATTCTCCAACACGAATTCCTGTTTCAAGAAGCAATAGCACCCCTAAATCCCTTATGGTGCCTCTCTCTTTTAAGTATTCACAAAGCCTTGGCAATTCATCTTCGTTAAACACCTGTTTGTCCGTTTCAACTACTTTTTTTGTAAATGAATTCTTTGACAGCTCCAGGTCATTGAAAAATGTGGATATTGAAATTGTGGCCCATTTTCTTTTTTTGGCGAATTTAAAAATCCCTCGAACAATGAGCCTTAATCCGGAATAGGTTTTTGGAGTGAGCTTATTTTCTATTATCTGTTTTTTTATAAAAGCTTCTAAATCATCTTCTGTGATTGTTTTTATTCTCCTGTCTGCAAATCCAGACTTTTCAAAAAAGCGAATAAAATCTGTTTCATATCGGTCAGCACTTCCTTTTTTGATTTCCTCAAATTCCAGCTTATTTTCAAGCCATTTTTCAAAAACTTCTGAAAGTTTAGGATTTTCCTCTTGCTGCTTCCAGTATTCTACGATCAAGTCTTCGATTTCTTTTTTTGTCTTTCGCTTTCTAGGAACTCTTTTTTCTTCGTCCGGAAGATAAGTATGCCATTTTCCATCTTTGCTTTTCCAGATACTATACGGATGTTTTTTTAATAATTCTTCTCTTTTTGTCATTTCAATTTCTTCTTGTATGCGTGACAAATCAATTATGCCATTTTCTATAGCATATTTCAATACTTCATCCATAAAAACAACGAGGGGCTTAAATGGCCCCTCGCTCCTCCCTTCACATCAAATTTGAAGCGAATCTTTGTTTTAATTTATCCATAAAGTCTTCTGGCATCGGAGAAGCATTATCGCTCCAGCTTCTCTGCGCATTATTTTTATCTTCCAACAGTGTCTGGTTCTTACTTTCAATCTGGTTCTTGCAATCCAAAATATGCCTATTTTCGAACTTGCCTTTCTCGGTTCTGTATTGCCTCATAAATCCATTTTGATAAAAAGGCGAGTGTTTCTCCCACTGTTCATCTAAAGCCCATTCTCGAAGCTGTCTAGGGCTCACAACAGCCTTTTGGATTAATGTCGGTAATTTGTAGAACTCTTCTTGTGAATTACTGCCAGAATTTTGAATTGCTTTTAAAACTACTTCCCAGGCTTCTAATTCGTTCATTTCGTTATCTTTTCCAAAAATTTCTTCTACCCTGGTTGTTAATTGCCCAATACTTGGAGCAAATCCTGAGGCATCATGGGTAATAAAATCACGCAGTGCTACGCCAATCTGCTTTCTGTCATAATCTTTGAGAAGTGTAAACCAGGTATTTATCGTGATAGTTTTATCCTCCGGCTTAAAATTAGGATAAGTAGCCTGTATTGTCATTAAGATTTCTTTTGTCTCATCTCTTGTCACTACGCATCCCTCCAATCGTCAAATACAGTTTTCTTTGCTGCCCCAGCATTGTGTTGCCGGTTATCGTAATTGCCATCCAATACCTTGGGGAAATTATTCGGCTTTACAAACCAATCAAAAGTTATCTGCCAATTATTGGATTTTCCTTGCAAGTAATCACTCTCTTTTATCTTGTCAATGGCTTCTAGCACTTCTTCCAGGCTATATTGCCGCAGTCTTGCTTTTAATCGCTCTCTTCTTTGTGTTCCTGGTTTAAGTCCTCGAAGTGTTTTTATCCCATATTTTCCTAATTCATTCCATTTTCGAATGATTTCGTCCTCCGTAGAAGGACAAAGAATTTCTTTAGAAATTCTATTATTATATTCTATTTCTAATTCTTTATTCTTATTCTTATTCTGTTGCGTGACGTCACGTGACATGTCACGTGACACATCTTTATTTTTGGAATTTTCTAGTAATTCATTCTCTCTTTCTCTCTGTTTTTGCTTTCTAATTCTATTCTGTTCTCTAATTTTTTCCATTCCTTCAACATTTTGATATTCTCCCCAGCCCGGAATTAACAATAAATCCTCGTTTCTGGTAATCATATCAAATTTTTCTAATGCATTTAATGCCAGTCGAACCACGCTCTCGTCAAATCCCAATTCATCAGCTAAAGTTTTTGTTGTATACGGGATGTTTTCAGTAAGGAATATCATTCCACCAGAATTACATTTGCCTGCCATTGTCAAAAGCATCACCCATATAAGGACGATATTGTTACCTTCTGGTAAATTTCTAATACACTTAATTTTCCGATTGTCAAACATATCAAGCGTTATTTTTATCCATTTTACGTCTGCCATAATGCCGCCTCCACTATTTATTTTTTGTCTTTAGGAATTGCCCGGCAGATTCGCCGGAATAATCTAAGAAGTGTATTTATAATCTAAAAATAAGTTTGGATTTTAATTGTTTTTATTTGTTAATATTTCAACAATTTTTTGTCCCGATTCTTCGGGTTTACAGAAAAGAAAATGGCAGCCATATTTTAGTTCCATTGTCTTACAGGCTTTTGCCAAATGCCGTCCCTTCATGCAATTTGGGTATTTCTGTGTCTTTCTATATTTCGGCCTTCCATTTTTATAAACTCCAATTTGTTGATTAGTATTTATAAAGATTTTGCTTCTAGGATTTACCCATTTAAACAAGTCATCTACGCATGTAATGCCATCCTTGTTATCCACCAGAATATATAAGTCAACGCCATAGTTTTTGGCCCTTAAAAGTCCTCTATGAAAGAACCCTTGTCGCTGTACATATAGTTGTTGCAATTTACTCTGAACCCCTTCATTTATGCCGTTTTTGAAACAATAATCTGTGATTTCTCTTTCTGGAAATCGTTCAGAATCATCATCGCAAATCAAATGATAAAGCGCCTCCTTATGTTCAGATTTTTTAAGACCTAAATTGCTAATTTCTTCAAGAATTTTGTTCTTGGCTTTCTTTTTTACTTGCACATCTCCAATTAATTCCTGAATAGAAAATTTTGTATCAACAGCTACGTCTCCTTTGCCTGGAAGTTGGTAATCTCCACATGTCAAACAGCTTCGATTCCAATGAATTCCGTTCCGAATAAACCATTGATGTTTGACTTTATGTTTAGATTCTTGTTGCCTTGTATCTTCCAAAATTGTAATCATTTTCTTGCTTCCTCCACAAAAATATTGAGTTTTTCTTGACAATCTTTGCATAAATCAAGGGCACCAGCACCTAAATTTCTCAAATTTTTTGTAATAGAATATTTCCTGTTCTGAATTGGAACTTCTAGCGTATAATATTTCCCGCATCTGTCACATCTTTTTGCATTCATTATTTTACTTTCCTTTCTTAGTTTTATTACGTTGCCTTTCTCCACGGGCATCGTTCTCTTGGCAAATACGAATCTTCGCACCTGCGGCACAGTCCTTTTTTATTTTCCCAAGGCATAATCTTGTCCCCACAACGATCACAATAATTGCCACTCATTAATTTATTATACATTTTAATTGTGGCTCTTTGCTTCTTGTTTCCAAGTAAAAATACCGAATCTCGACTTCTTAGATCTCTTTTATCACTTTTAAATCTTTCGAAAAAGTTTAGTTTTTGAAGTTGAGAAATACGAATTTGTAGTTCTGAAGAATGAGTTTCGAATGCCCTGTTTTGCGTCAAATCAACACTAGATTTCATCTCTTTTTACCCAACAGTACTGTTTTTATATTGGAAAAGAATGTTTTTTCTCATTACTGGCCTGAATATATGTTTCTTTTTTTTCTTCTAATCTACCAAGCTGTTCCCTCAATTCTTTAATATCTTCTGGGGTAGATATCGTTTTGGCAATATTTCTCTTTTTTAAGTTTTTTGTCTCATTTACCATTTTATCTAGGGTCAAATCACAATACTCATCTTGCCAGTCGCCCAAATAATAAAATCTATCAATTATCGTCCTATCGGATTCTTTCTGAAATGTCCCAAAAAGAATTGGATCCTTTTCCCTACGTTCCCTGTTTACTTGTCTTTCTATTCTTCCGGTGTAATCCGTAAAAACAATATATAACTGGTCGAACTTATCTTTTGTCGCTTTAATTACCTCAACAATCTCATCGGGAATTTCTCTTTCATAATTTTCCATTTCTATAATCTTAACTGTATCTTTTGCTACGTTATCAATATACTCTTCAATATCATCAAGATAAATGAATGTATTGATACCCATTTTTACAATTTCTCGTTCTTTTTCGATGCATTCTAAATGAAATAGTAGTTTTCTCATCCCTTTAATCTGCCCGGTTATTTTATATTTATTCAGCAGTTCGAGGCAGTTTTCGTATACTTTCAATAAACCTTCGTCATCAATACGATGTTTCTTTTCCTTTAACTTATCAAAATATTGCTGCGGAGTTAATTCTTTTTCTGGGTATTTACTTTTTGCTATTAAGCCATTACTCATAATGTTTCCTTCCTTAATCTTCAATTTTTTCAAATTCAAAAATACTGTTTGCGGTTTCTATGATTAATTTTCTCTCCAATCTATTTAAATTAGTAACAGAGCTAGTTGTTAGATGCTTTTTGCTATAATCAGAACCGTCCGCATCAAGTAAATAGTTTAAATTCATCGGCTCACCCACTCGAATTTGTTGGAAATCTAAATCAACAATTCTCCCAATTCTCAAAGGGTATCTTCCGTCTTTTCTAGTTTCGCCTCTTTTCCCGCTATTTTCCGTATGAGAAATATTAATTATCTTATATTTCATAGACTTAGTCCCCCCCTCCTCCTTATTTTTTTAACTTGAACATTTCCACACTTAGGGCAGTACAAAAGAACACCCTCTACTTCGTGTTGAAGCTCTACACTATAGGAATTAATACCGTAATCAAAATCAGCCAAGTATCTCAGCTTTTTTAGTTTACTTTTGCAATAATTACACTTCGACATTTTAAGACTTCACCTCCTTCCTGCTCCTTTGTATTCCCTTTCTTCCGGAATAACTGCCAGATGTTCTTCTGTTTTATTTTGTTCTTGCAGCAAATGTCTGATTCTTTTTATAAAAGCCTTGTTGTTATTATCTGAAGCAAAATTATGAATTCCTTCATATAATTTCATAATGTCTTTCTGTTTTCTTCGCTCTTTCAGTTCTTTCTGCCAGGCTGTTGCAAGCTTATTGCGTTCTGATTTATTTTTACAATCTTCCAAGTCGTGTGTCCACTCATAAGTTTTCTTGTTAAATCCATCAACTTGCGATTTTGAATTTAGATATAACTCATGGCTCTCATCAAGCAATTCTAAGAAATCCTTAATAATTTCAGACGGTTGTTTGTCCATACGATCACCTCCTACTGGAATGGTAATTCTTCTTCAATGCCTTCTGGGATTGTCATAAACCCATCTGGAGCAGCCGGACCTGTAGGCCGAGGCTGATACTCGTTCGACTGGCAATTATTTTCTACAGATGTACTAGACTTACTTTCTACAAATTCATATTTTTCCACAAAACAATTATTTGTATATACCTTTTCTCCATTTTTGTTGGTATAACTTCCTGTCTGCCATTTTCCTTCCACGATAATTTTAATTCCTTTTCTCAAATGAGTTTCGACAAAACTAGCATTTTTTCCGAAAGCAACGCAAGGAATAAACGCTGTGTTTTTCTCCCCTGCCTTATAGTAACTGTCTACTGCTAAAGTGTGCGTGGCCACTTTAGTTCCTTTCGTGCTTTCTCTTATCTCTGGATCTGCTGTTAATCGTCCCATTAAAATTACTTTATTCATACATTTTCCTTTCTTTATAACCCAAATTTATTATAAAATTTTTCAAAATCGTCTCTTGATATTTCTCCAATATCGTTATCATTTTCCTCCTTTTTCTCCCTAAAATGCTTTATGGAACATTTATGACTGTCAAGTGGATCTATCTTCATTCTTGCATGCGTGACAAATCAAAAATCGACAGCTGTTCTGGCGGTTCAAAATTCATCCACAGCACTTCTTTTATCGTCCTGAGTGCTTCATAAATTTTCTGATAATCCATTTTACCTGATCACCCACTAATCTCGCTCCAGTCAAATTTACAACCGCATTCACCACAATATTTATTTCTGCTTTCTGCATCCGCCATTACTTGCCTTCCGCACAAAGGACATTCATAGTCAACGTCTCCGTTTAATGTATCTAAGATAATCGGTTTCACTGGCTTAAGATGTCTTTTCAGTAGCTCAACTACTTTTTCGCACTGTTCTTCATTTTCACAACTAATAATAATGTCATTGCTGTCATCGTATTGGCTAAATGTTCCATCTTCGTTCTGGGTAAGCATAATTTCTTTATCTGACATTTTATTTCTCATCCTGATTCGTACTCTGCTTACAAAGCTTTTCTACTCTCTTTAAATATCTAAGTTGCTGCTGCACATATTGGTCGTTATCTTTCCCTCCAGCCGCTCGCCAATCTGCAATCCTCTTGTCTACGTCTTGAAGAACAGATGCAGGGATAAACTCAAAATCTATATCTTCGATACTAAGCTTTTTCATCTATTCAACTTTCCACTCCACATCGTCTTCTCTCCAATCTATCTTTTGTCCACAATTAGGACAGTAATCATATTTTTCGTCATCAACTTCATGTGCTGAACCACAATTTGGACATAACCACGTGTCCCATATAAAGCTCCCATCCGGTGCATAACCATCTCCTTCGAGTGTGGGCTTTTGAGGTATATTCCTTTCTTTTATTTTCTTTAACTCCTCATAATCTGATTTCCAATTATCAATAATATCTGCAGCTCTGCTCATAACCATCTGTAATTTTTTTAATGCTGTGGCTATTTCGGCAAGTTCAAGACTGGTGAATCCTCCGTTTTCTTTAAGCTGTTTTAATTCCATCGGAGTACCGATATCTTCATATTCGGCAAGCTTTTTTAGTACAGTTCTCACGTCCCCTGTTGTCATTTCTGCTGAAGTTGTATCATCATATTTTCCTTTTGTATAAACAACTGTTTTAGTTAAAACCCTTGTTAATCTCTCCATCTATCCTCATTCCTTTCTATTTCTCACTTTACAAATAACCTGTTTATTTTTTCTTGTGTGTAGTGTTTTTTTGTCAAGTATCTCTTATTTTTTATGCTCTTTTGTAAACTTTGCATATATTTATATAATTCAAATGGTTTTACCCCAATCCAACTTCTGTCCGCACCAAGAACAATATTGAATACTCTGAATCTCCACTTCATTTGGTGTATACGTTCCGCCATGACAAATCGGGCACTCGCATACATATTCATTGCCTGTGAATCTTTCAATAGGTTTCTTGGAAATCTGCTTTTCCAATGCTTTGAGTGCCATCAATATGGCTTTATCATGTTTTCTTGCCGTAATTGCACTTTTTGGTGGGTCTGTGTGTATATCCTTTTCTAAAATCCCAATTGCCTCATCTATTACCATTATTTAATACCTCTTTTCCCTCTCAAATATTTTTAATTCTCCTTTTATATGTGCTCATGCGGTTCAAACGGTTCTGCGTGTTTTTCCGCTTCTTCTACAATTAACCTATTATACCTTTCTATATACTCTTCTAATGATATCTCCTTCTTATAAAAAGCTAGTGCCAATTCATTATAACTGTACTTTTTGCCTTCTGTTTTATTCCTTTCTTGTCTTAAAGTTTTCATTTTTACACCTGCCTTTCAATTTAAAAAGATGGAAGCTAAAAAATTAATTACCGCAAATATAGATACGTCAGTCCCTGGTCTTCCTTCTTTTCTTTCTTTCACGTAACACAATGTGCATATGATTCCTACCGAAAAATTAAAAATTTTCATTATACCCAGCATCTGTCCTCCTCTTTTAAAACGGTATCGTATCAAGTGAAATTATGCTCCCCGAATTAATGATTTCAACATTGACAAGGCTACCAGCAACTTTTTTAATTCCTTGAAGCATAACATCAGGATTGCTCCAATCCTCGGAAAGATGACACAATTCAATATTTTGTAAATCCGATGTTTTGTTCGTCCTTATAATTTCTTTTACAACAGATAAGCTGCTATGCCCTCTAAGGCTATGTTCAAACTTTACCTCGTTTTTATCTACCAATTCATCATTGTGATTGCACTCTATCAGGAAATGATTTAATCTCATTTTTTTTAATTTATATGGTAGTAGCAAAAAATCGGTGGCATATAATAATCGGCTCCCATTAGATAATTCGATTATAAATGCATAGTTTGGAACATCGTCATGGGGTACATAAAATGGAGTAACCGCAAATTTCTTTCCAATATTTATCGTTCTTTTTTCTGGAAGCCCAGTCATTAGTTCACCAGAAGTAACTTCAAAATATTCCACAGTTTCATCATTTGTGTAAATCGGTACGCCAGATTCCATGAGTTTTTTGTAGCATAAAGAGTGATCTATATGCCTATGAGACATTAAACACCCCCTTACATCTGATAAGCGATAATCAATCATTTTGAGAATCTTCTTCCAAGAAATTCCACATTCTATCAACAAAATATCCTCATCATCCACAATGGCATATGCATTGCCGGTAGAGCCTGTTCCGCAGCATCTAAGCTCCATGTTTGCCCTCCTTTCTCTTTTGTTCTTCGTGTCTTCTATCAAATTCTTTTTTAAATTCCTGTGGAGAAATTTGATTTTCAATAAGTTGGGCTTCTAGCTCTAAATACAGATCTGTCAATCAACTTTTCCTCCTTAATAATAAATTTCTTCCAGTTCCTTCTTTGCTTTCAGAAGTTCTAATCGCGCAACTGTAATCATGTTCTGGATGGAATTCAGGCTGTCTGTACGTTCACTCACAGGTTTCATTGTGTCATCTTCTGCTACCAGATTGTTTACAGCAATGCTAATGCTTTTAACTAATCCCTCTACAGTGTTTATTCTTTGTTGTATCATTTTTTCTCCTTTTTATGATTTAATCTACTTTTTTTAATCTGCTAGTCCATCTTCCTAACTTTTTGTTCATGATTTTGTATATGCGCTCCTTTGTTTCTTCAATCAAGAGTATTTTTGAAACAAGCAACACATCTGCCAATTCTTCTAGTAAATTATCAAATGCTTCTGTACTTGTTTTAGGGGTAGGATTTTTTTTAGTAATTGTTCTTCTGTACTTTAGCGCCGCCTGTGTAAGTTCTCCTGCTTCTTCTGCGAGTTGGCAAAGTAATTCTTCTTCACCAAGGCAGTCAAAAATATTTTTTTCTTGTTGACTCTGCATCTCTTTGATCCTCCTAATATTTGATATTTAAATTTCCATTCTCGTTCAAACAATCAATAACAAATTTAAAACCAAGACCTCTATTTGTTGGTATCCACATGCCTTCGCTGTCAAATTTTCCTCCGCGCATTACAAAATCGTATTGCTTCGGGTGTGTTATTTTCATTCTTTCTAATCTTCCTGTTTCTTTTTCGAGATGCGCTCCGTAAAGGCAAAACATGCAGTCCGTCCGCTCGCATCCCGTTGTCTTTAATTTACAACCTCTGTAATCGCCTAATATCTCGTAGATATTTAATTGTCCATTAATTTCTGAATTATCATCTACTATGATATTGCCATATACATCTGAAATTGAAAGATTGTAAGTAAGTAAGGATATCTTGATTAGTCCAAAATGAAAGTGGGCTAGATAGCGGACACTTTGCCTCGAATGCATTACATCCAAATCTTATCCAGTTTGTTTTTCTAAGGCGGCTCTCTTCTGCCATTGTTCCTACGATTCCCGCCTTTTTAATTTTTTTGAAAGGCTTCTTTTTCATCTCCTGACAACATTTATCGCTAATTCTGAATGGTGCATTTAAAAGAAATTTCCATTGAGGACAATTATATCTGCTTAAGTTTCCTTGATTATCCAGCAGGGTTCCTTCCAATTTTTGCACTCGATATGTATACTTCCCTGTATGCATATTTTTCTTTGCTTCACAAACAGTTTGCGAAATTTCCTTACTGATAACTGGATAACCATATTTTGTTAATATTTCTTTGAAATTTTTGTCCGACCTAACTATCTCTACGTTTTCAAACTCTTTCACAAATGATACTATTTCGGGATATTCTAATCCTGTGTTGCAAAATATTGCAGTTATACCGGGATATATCCTCCTGGAAATGTCTAGTAAAACAGTGCTATCTTTGCCTCCCGAGAAACTTATGTATGTATTCTTTAGTCCGAAATGATTCACCCATTCTCTTATTCTTTGCTGACTTTTTTTGATTTTTACCTCAAGCGGCAATTTTTGAAGCATTTTCAATTCTTCGTAGCTACCCATTTTTTATTATACCCTTCCCAATTTCTCTTTCTTTTTCTTTAATTTATCAACATATTTTTTTAATAAAATATCGCAATCTACAGAGCAACCTTCCTGACAGAATTTTTCTACTTCCTTGTCTGTTAATTGATATTCTCTCTGCTTATCTTCGAACAAAATCGGACACAATCCCGTCATAATACTAATACCTCCAAATCT